GACAGGTTGGGTTCGCCCGCTCTTGCCGCCCTCAATCACCGTGGTGCCCACCAGCACGTTTTCCGATGTGGCGGTGATTTCGGTTGACCAAATGACATTCCCCGCCACACGGGTGATGCCGTAGACCAACGGAATCATCGCGCCGTGGGCAGATGACTGCGCTTTCAAGTCTTCGAGGCGCGGTCCTACCTGATAGGCATCGGCGTTGGGCAAACTCCCCGCCGCGCTGAATGCGCCCACGGCGGCGGCAATGCCTAAGCCCAGCCCTGCCATGGCAAAGCCTGATCCCATGCCTGCGCCAGCAGCACCGAGTACCAGCATCGCCATTACGCCGTGACCTCGAAGTGTAAATTGGGAATCTGGTTGCCGTAATCGGTAAGGTTGAGGCGGTTAATGACAGCGTAAGCCATGCCCCGATAAGCAGGCACGAAACCCACGCCCAGCGCACTTTCGATGCGATCATCGGGGTTTTGCGTCTCGTTTCCGAGGTACACCGTCATATCCAGCAGGCTACTGGTGTTGTCATGCACCAGTTTGCCGTTTGCCCACACGCGCTCCACGGATGAAATCGGTCCCGCGCACAGTCCCACGGCGAAGCTGGCGAAATAGATATAGGTACGGGTGGTGCTGGTCACCGACCCGCCGCCACCTTTACCGCCGTTGCCGGAGTTGGTTTCTGTTACCACCTGTTCTTCGAGGTCTGCCGCCCAGATGACGTTGCCCGCAATCCGCACCGTTCCGTACACCAGCGGTAGCATCGTGCCATGCGCCGAGGACTGGACTTTCAGGTCATGCAGGCGTGGCCCTTCTTGGATTTGATCCGGCGGGCCGTCCTGCGGAAACAGAACACCGCCCAGCAGAGAACCCAGCGCAAAGCCCAGATAAGGTGCGCCGAACGCGCTACCAACCAAGGCCCCAGCCCCAGCGAGGGCTAACTGAGCCATAATCAGGTGACAGGGAACAGGTTACAGGTGACGGGAAGCATTTCAGTTCTCCAGCCCAGGGAAGCGAAAGGCAAAACGGCGCCGGGCCAGCCATTTGTCGGAAAGCCGTGTTTCCGCCACCTTACCAATTTCAGCGTAGGCATGAATGATGGTGTCCGCACTGGCGATGATGCCGGCGTGTGCCGCTGGCCCCGTGCCAAAGCCGAACAGCAGCACATCGCCAATGCTGGCCGATTCCAGCGGGATTTCTTCGGCGTACTGGCAGACGTGTGCATAGAGCACCTCTTCCGCACGGTGGAAATGCCAGTGCGGCGAATAGTTGATGTCCACTTTCAGCGGCGTGAGAAACGTCTCATATACCCCGCGCAGCAGGCCGATGCAGTCACAGCCTACGCCTTTCAGCGCAGCTTGGTGGTGGTAGGGTGTGCCCAGCCACGAACGGGCTTCTTCCACAATGTCGGGGCGTTTCATGGCAGTTTCAAAATCTGATCAATGCCGGGTAAATGGGGCTCGCCGCGAAAGTTCAGCACGTTGTTAAAAACGGTGCGGCAAGTCTCAAACGTCCGGTCACAGCCGCGAATGGCTTTGAAGGTGTTACTGGCGGCGATGGTATAGGGCATCGGCTGCACCAGCGTGAACACGCCGCTGGCATAAGTTTTAACCTCAATCTCAAGCCCCGCATTGGCACCTGTGAGCCATTCCACCAGCCCCATCTGGAAGTAGCCGTCCGGCTTCAGGCCGGTGGCATGGGCGAAGGTACGCTGATCCGTTACCGCTGATACTGTTAAGGTGTGCGTATACGGCGCAAGGTCAATCTTGCAGCGGGCATCGCCCAAACGTTTGACGCGGCAGGTGGGGGAATAGAGTTCGCCAATCTGACGCTGGAACGCTTGGGATAACCCGCGAATCTCCGCCACGAACACGCCCTTGCGCACCGTGACTTCCCCCAGCGTGCCCGTGCGTAGCACCAGTTTGCCTTGGGTAAGGTCTTGGTAATTGACCAAAAACACCTCAATGGCAGCGTAATCATACTTGCCCGCCTGTAAATCCGCTTCGGTGATGCTGGCGTCATTGAGGATGGCTTCGACCTCCAGCTGATCCACCGCCAACCCCGCGCTGGTTTCAATGGCGGTGGGCGTGAAGCCGGTTGAGGCTTTGTAGGTCACACTGTCCACCACCAGATCCCGGCTGAACGAGGTAAAGCCCGATATCACGCCGTCTTTGCGCATAACCTTCCAGCACAAAGCCAGCGTTGTTACCTCACTGGCGAGGTGGCCTTTGAGGGTGGTGGAGGCGGGGATCATAGGCGAATCTCAATAAGGGGGATCTGATCCCAGACGAATAGTTCGTGGGACTGGATGCGGATAGCGAGGCGGTCGGTGTCAAACCGCACGGGCACATCGAACTCGCAATCCGCCGTAATCAGCACGCTTGTTGCGGGGGCAGCGGTGAAGGTCACCATGCCTGTCGTGTGATCCACGGCAACGCCGGACGTTTGCAGGATGCTATCTTTGTAAATCTTCACCGTGCCCGAGACGGGCTTTTTCAGCGGGCGGGTTTCGTTTTCACCGCCGCTGGTGTAGGTTTTTGTGAGTTGGAAAGTGGTTTGCGTGCCGTTGCCCGCGCCAATCAGCTGTCCCGTCACGCGGTAATCACTCCAATCCTTAAAGCGGAAGCCATAAGCACGCCCCTTGCGGGCACGGAAAAAGCTGATGACCTCCGTCGCCTGCGTGCGGTTTTTGATGCCGGTCGAGACATCATACCGCGCCCGGGCACTGTCCCAGCTCTGATTGCGCTGCTCAAAGCCCGATTGCAGGATGACAATGTCGGTGAGGTATTCGGGGCCACCCGTTGCGCCATACGCAATGGCATCGGGAAAGCGGACTTCGTGGAAACCACTCATGTATTTCTCCCCTTGTGCCGCGCCAGAGACACGGCAAGATCCCCCATAATCTGCCCCCGACTTTGACGGAAGGATTCGGCGTCGCGGGTCATCACGGTCATGTTGACCGTGATAGGTTGTAGGGTGGAGGTTTTAGGGGGTGGGTCATCACTACCCCCTCCACCCTCGCCCCTAAAACCTCCCTTAGGAATAACAATTTCGCCGCGTTGCAGAATAGCGGGCACTTCATCAGGCATCAGCCCCGCAATGCCGCCACTGTGGTAGCGGGGAGCCGTGGCAAACAGCATCGGCGAAACAGCGCGTGACGGTGCGCCCGCGCCAACGGTTCCACCTTCGTGAAAGATGCCCGCCCCCAAAAGCCCCTGTGCCAGCGGTGCGGTGATAGCCTGACGAACGGCAATCCGCGCCAGATCCCGCAGAATGCTGCCCGCAAGGTCTTGAAAGTTGAGTTTTCCTGTGGTGACGAAGTCCACCAGCGAATCCTCCAGCCCCTGAAGGCTTCGGCTCATGGCGTCCTGCACCTGTCCGGCCACGTCGGTGGCGGACTTTGCGTAGTCTTCCAGAGCCCGTTTCGCGCCCGTGGCAAAACCGTCTGCGCCATCTTCGGCTTGATGAAATGTCTCCTTCGCCTGTGCGACAGCGCGGTTATAGGTGTCTTGGTCAATGGCCCCTTTGGCCAGCAGGTCGTTCAGTTTGGTGATTTCAGCGCCGTATTTTTCCGCATCGTTGCGGGTGGATTCAAACACCTGCTGGGCGGCATCGGCGGCTTGTTGTTCTTCGTAGAGTTTCGCCGCCAGCTCCTGGGCCTTGGCTTTTTGATCATCTGTGGCATCTGGGGAGAGCCTCTCCACGGCCTGATCCGTGAACTTTTCCTTATCCGATTTGCCCACAGCAGCGCGGTCGGCCTCTAACCGTGCCAGAGTTTCTTGGTTTTTGGCGTAATCTTCCTGCGCTTTTTTGGTGGCTTCCAGCGCGGTTTTTTCATCGTAGAGTGCCCCCGCCAACTCCCGCACCCGTTCGCGTTGTGCTGCCGTTGCTTCGCTGGAAAGACGGCGTTCCGCCGTTAAAATAAACTGCTGGCGTTCATTGAGCAGCAACGCCTGCCGTTCATCTTCCAAGGAACGGATGACGCTGGCACGGGCATCCACGGTGCTTTTTTGGGCTTCGGCCTGCTCTCTGCCCGCCTGTTCTAACGCGGCATTGGCCACGGCCAGTTCCCGAATTTTCTGGGCTTCCGCGCTTTTTGTGTCAATGCCGAGCTTGCGAATCTGTGTTTCGGCGGCCTGTTCTCCCTTCACCCGCGCCACGGCCTCTGCGCCTTGGATCATCGCCGCGTTTAATTGTTCAATCTGCTGCTGTTCCCGTTGCAGGGTATCGATGACTTCGCCTGTATCCTGTTGTTTACGGGCGGCTTCGTAAGCCTTTTGCGCTTCCTCTTTTTTGCGCTGTTTGGCGGTTTCGGTGGCGGCGTTTTCGAGGATCTGCCGCTGCACGGCATCCAGCTCCGCCTTGATGCGGTTCACCTCTTCCCGTGCCTGAACGATGCGGCGGCCACCCAGCAGGCCATCGCTATCGTTATTCAGTTGCTGGGAGGCGTTCAAATCCGCCGTTGCCCGTTGCAATCGTGCGGTTAAATCCCGAAACTGCTCTTCCAGCGAGGGATCGCTGAACAGGCCCCGCAGACCATTGACCGTGCGTAAAATAACCGTTTTGTAGGTGGTATCCACCTGCTGGGTGAAACGATTCCATTCGTCTTCCAGAGCTTGGGTTTGTTTGACCAGATCCTCGCCCATCACAAGGCCGAACGCACGGGCTTCCTTGGAAAGGCTGGCAATGCCGGCCTCGCCTTCGGAGAGAAGCTGCACCAGGCGTGGCCCTGCCTGTTTACCGAACAGATCCGAGGCCAAGGCGGCCTTTTCAGCCTCACTGCCAACACTTTCGATTTTGCGCACGAACTCATCGAACACATCACCCGCATTGCGGATGGTGCCATCAGTATTCAGGGTCGCGATTTGCAAGCGTTCAAACGCACCCGCCGCCGCGCCAGTGCCATCGGTGGCCACATCACCAAGGCGCTGGTTGAGTTTGCGGATGCCATCATCCAGCAGTTCCGCCGATGCCCCGCTTTGTTCGGCGGCGTAGCGCAATTCCTGCAACCGCTCGACATTAATGCCGATGCTTTGGGCCAAATCGCCCAAGTCTGCTGTTTTAGTGACGGCGCGGTTGATGCTATCAAAAATTTGGTTGCCTGCCGCCAGGGTAGCTCCTGCCACAAAAACACGCTTCAGACCACCCACCACCGAACTGAGGGCCTGCAACTGGTTCGAGGCCGGCACACCCGCCTGTTCAATACGTTTTAATGCCTGTTCCCCCGTGCGGCCAATATCCTGCAGCTCTCGCGCAACGACTTTGCCGTTTTCGGTGGCTAGGCGGATGGAAAGGTTACGGGTTACCATGGGTGGTGTCGTTCATTGCTGCATGAAGGGCGGCGGGGATGGCCAGAAACAGTTCGGCAATCACAGCCGTGTCATAGCCGAGGCAGGAAGCCAGCTGCAGGGCATCAGACAGGGTTTGGGTGCGCAAGCCAATATCCCATGTTTGCCAGCCTTGCAGCGTCTGCGGCTCAAAGCGTTGGTAAGGACAATCCTTGGTTAGCTCACTTGCACAGGGGAGTCGCTGTTCACTGCATCCGGCGCAGTAACGGGCGCCGCCGCCGAAGTGCCATTGGCAGCGCTCAAAAAGGGCTTTTTTTCGGCGTCGAGAAGCTCCTTTAACCCCGTGTACTGCGTGCGAAACTCATCGGCCAGTGTCCAGAAACTCATCAAATCGCCCACGGTCTGGTTATTGACGGGGGCGGGGTCTTCGGAATCGGGCAGCAGCACCCCCTCCCACGCCAGAATGCCCACTTTGGCAAGGGCGGCGGTGAAGGCCGCAATGCGGCGGCCTTCCTCAAGGGCGGTATTTTCTGAATGGGTATCCCCCAGCTTTTGCCGTGCCACGGCCTGCGCCGCATAAAACACCGCGCTGGTGAACGGGCGCACCTGCACACGCACACCCAGCTTTAAATCAATCCAATAGGGCTCGGTGGGTATTTTTAAAGATAACATAGATTTTTCCCTGTTTTTTAATGTGAAAGATGAATCAATAAGACGCCACATCGTTCACCAAGGTGACCGTCACCATGGCGTTGGCCGCTGTGTTTCTGGCCCCTTGGAAATCGTAGGAGGCTTCCACACCGCCGGGGCCTTGAATGCCAATCTTGGGTTTGGGCAAATACACCTCGTGGCACAGGATGACCAGCTTGTTGTTGGCATCAATTGTGTAGGAAAACTCCAAGTCCACCGCCGTGCCCGCGCTGGCCAAATCAATCAGGGTGTTGTCGGCATAACGCACCGCCACGGACCCCGTGAGCGCAGCAATCCCGGGATCAACGCCGTCCAGCTTGCCGTCGCTGCGGATGGTTTCGATTTTCTCGAGGTTGTTGCTGTAGGTGACGGAGGCGGATGTGACGTTCGCCAAGGCTGAACCGCCTTGTTTAATCGCCCCCTGAAACTGGGAAAAGCGGGTGTAATTGGCCTGGGTGGGCGTGCCGCCTTGAGTCGTCGCGTTGCGGGTTTCCCCCTGACCGATGCAGTTGATGGTGGCGGTGGCTTCGCCCGAGCGGGTAAAATTGAACGCCATGGAATTGACACGAACGCCCGCCACCATGAAATACGCCGGAATTTGCGGCAGTCCTGTCTCCAAAGAAAGGCTGGGCAGGCTGGTCGCCCCGGATTTGAAGGCATGGCTGTAGGGTGCGGCACTGCCTGTTGTGGTGGGGGCACCGAGAAGGGCTTTCAGCCACTGGCCAATGTTGCGCAGATCCACCGGCACCACAATATCGCCGTCTACATTAATGGCGTCCTGATACGGCTGGGTGGGATCGCGTCCTAAACCAATGACGTTGCTGGCAATCAGCCCCTGCTGGGCGCTGATATCCCGACTGACAAAGGGCATTTTCTTAAAGCCAGACACCGGCGGCGTGCCATAGGTGGATTCAAAAGCAAGCAAAAGTTGGGCGTTCCAGCCGTAAGCACGGGCCATGGGGTTTTCTCCTTACGAAATCGGGGTGTTTGCGATGTATTCCAGCAGCACGGGAATGCTGGCGATCTTCAGGCCAGCGGCCCCTTCGATGGGTTCGTCGGTCACTTGCGGCGCTTCCAGCACAGTGACATCGACGGTGCCCGAAAGGGTCGGGTTGGCAGTGAGCGCGGTGGCGATTGCCGTTAAAATTCCATCAAGGAGAGCATTTCTCGCACTGGTCGATGGTTTCTGTACCGCCACCTGCACTTCGGCGCGGTGCTGAATCAGGTAACGCAGCGGCGAGAGCAGCGTTTCCGCCACAGTGACGTCACCGTCAAACAAGACGATCAGGCCATTATCGGAGATTTTAACGGGCAGAATTTCGCCCCGTTTTACCGTCACACCCGCCACCCCCTGCAACAGGGTAAACAGAGCTTGCAAAGCGGTTTCACGAACGCTGCTCATTTTGGGTCTTTCCAGTGACTCGCAATCAGCGCTGGCAAGCGGTTCTGCCAGATTTCCGCTTCACGTTTCAGATCAATGCGTTTTTTGGTGCGCACTTGGCGCACCAGCCAGAACATCACCGCCGTGGACAGGCCGCGCCCCGAGGCTTTCTGCTTATCGCTGGCGGATCGAATGCCGCGTGCGGTGGTGCGCACGTTGTCCACCACCAGCAGCGACACGCCGCTGGGGCGATAAACGAACCGCAGCCGGCCAAGGCTTTGTTCGGGAAAATTGCTGGGGTTGATGCGCTTGCCGCCCACGCCGCGTTTTGGGGCATTGGGGGTGGGAATCGCCAGCCACAGGCCGTCTTTGCCGCGTATTGTTGTTGCGGTTTCGAGGCCCATCATGATTTCTGGCGCGTTGGTATACACCAAACCCGCCGCCTTGAGGCTCAGTTGCCCTTGCGGATAGACCTTGCCGCGCCACGTATTGGCCAGCCGCTGGCCAAGCCCCGCAGACGCGACCTGCCGCCGCATGGACAGTTTCAAACCATCGGTCGCCTGTTTTACCCCAGATGTAACGGCTTTTTCCGCTGCCCGCACTTCGGCGGCCATGTATTCACTGAGCGATCCTTGAATGGCGGCGGTTATTCTCATTGCCGATAACAATCCAATGTCCAGACCAGGTTTTCCGTATCGCGCACGGGCTCACCCTGCACAGCGTACAGCAATGGGCCGATAGTCAGGATATCGCCCTCATTGGGATCGAGAACATCCGAAACTCGCACATCCACCATCAGCGTGGGGGTGTGAATGGCCATTTCGCGCACATCCACAATGCGGTCAGGGGATTTAATCACCGCCCGAATCGTTCGCGCAGTGCCCGACACAGGCGTGTACACGATATCTCGAGCCAGAGCAGAATCAGAAAATAAGGCATCGATCATCTCCTGAAAAGCACTCATTGGGCGGCCAGCAGCGCGGGGGCGATGAACAATTGCCCATCCAACGACGCGGCGGCTTTCACCGCTGCTATCTTCTGGCCGCTGTCGATCAAAAAGTATTCCGGCAGGTTCGCGGGCAGGTACAGGTTGCTGGTCGTGGCGGTGGGATTGGTGCCAATGGCCAAATGACAGGCCACCGTCGCCACCACCCGCACCAAGACTGCCGTCAACGCGGCGGTTTGTGCTGATGTCGCCGTTAGCGCCAACGTCACATCCGCTGCTGAATTCGGCTGGATAAACGGCAAGGCCTCAACATTGGGGCCTGCCAAGGGGGTTTTGATAAGCTCAGGCATGGCTTTAGGTGTTCGTCAATTTGACCAAAACAGCGGGGCGCAGGCACATGGGCAGGGGATTGCTTTGCGTGTGCAGATCCGTGCCGCGTTCGAACTTGCGGGGTTCCTGCTTGGCGTAGAGGGGTTGGCCCAGGGTGTTGGCAGTCTCATTGAAGTCGGCAGGGGCAAAATAGGTGGTGAATGTCCCCAGCGTGCCAATGGGGAAACAGTGTCCCTCGTTTGCGGCAATAAACCGCCGCACGTTGGCGTCGGCATCGGTGGCAACGCCGCGATATTCCTCAAATATCATGCCGGCAAAAGGGAAACCAGAGCGCATATCGTCCCGCAACGCCGCGCCGTCCTGCCAGCGTTGATAGGCCTCTTTCACCAAAGCATGACTGGTCAGGGCATCGAAAAACTCTGGGCTCACCAGGGCGTGGACGCGGGTCATGACCTCGCCTTTCAGGTTATCCTCGACGTGGCGGATGACCTCAAGGCATTTCTTTTTGATGTCGGTGGTGGCGGTGCCAAGCTGGAAGTTGACGGATTTAGCGGTGATGCCAAACTCCGTGTAAAGATCGAACAATGTCGAGTTATCCGCATCAAGGATCACACCTTTCAGGGCGCCCATGCGGAGATACTCCAGCGTAATGGCATGCTTGTTGCGCATATTCTGCAAATGCGTGGCCAAGACATCCGCGTAAGCGCGGGTGGTGTCTTCCGAGCCAAAAGCCCGAATGCCCTGAATTTCTTCGGGCAACACCACATCGTCATGGGGAATGTGGGGCACGGTGAACGAGCGCACGGTGCGTCTACCGCGCTTGCCCAGTGTTCCTGGCGACCCCAGCACTGCCGTGGGTAGCAGGTTTAAGACACCGTTTTGTTCTTCAATGGTAATGGCCCGAAACCGCACGGGATTGGGCGGCATCAGGTTCAATTGCTCCAGTCTCCCGTAGGTATTGGGCAGGATATTGATGGCCGACGTCAGGCTGGTCATGCTGAAGGCGGGGTTTTGAAACGGGTTTTGCATGATGGTTATACTCCTTTACGGACAAGAATGCCCTTGGTTTCCAGTTGTGAAATGGCCGTATTTTTTTGCGCCAGTGTGGCACTGCCTGGCCAAACAAGGCCGTGATCGGCGACAATGCCATGGCGGGCGAGAATGAGGCCCTTAATATCCGCTGTAGCCGCAGCGGCATCCGCCAGCAAAATCGCCGCCGCTGTCTGGCTGCCATCCACAGCGGCCGGGGCGAGCAGCATATACTTTCCCGTGGCCGTGATGCGCCCCAAAACAGACCCCAAGGTCAAGTTGGCTCCTGTGCCGATCACCGCGTTTTCCCTAGAAAACAGGTTCGGCGCTTCGTATTTCAGGAAATCGCCGAGATAATTCGATTCGTTTAAAGCAGGCATGATGGGGGCTCCTTAGTGTTTGGCTTGGGCGGCGCGTTTTTGTGCCTCCGCCAGCATGGGGTTGGGGGCATCGGTGCCGCTGGCAGGCTGGATTTGGGATTGGATTTCCGCCTGTTGCGCGGCCATCTCCAATAGAGTTTTGCGTGCCGTTTCCAGCGTTGCGCCCTGCTCAATAAAATCAGCGGCCTTGTCAGGTTTGCCCGCGAGGCGACAGGCGTGGATAATCTCCAGATGCTGGGTTTTCAGGGCTTCGGCGGCTTCTTTTCGGATAGCCTCCAAATCAATCGGGGGTTTTTCATCAAGCATACGGGTTTCCTTTCGTGGTTTGGGGGTTAAGGTGTTGACGAGAGATTGGACGGTGCTTTCAAA